GGCGCATGCGCGCACGAGGCCCTCACCGAGGCCCGGGTGGTCGAGGTGGTCGAGCTGATGCTGGAGGGCTCCTTTCGCAGAGGAAGCACCGTGCGGGAGCTGGCCCAGCGCTGGGGGGTGGGAGAACACAGGGCCCGGGAGATCACCGCCCTGGCCTCGAAGCGGGTACGAGCCCAGCTCACCGACCCCGACGAGCTGGCGGCGGAGGTGGTGCCTGCCCTCCTGAAGGCGCTCCACTCCGCGACGGAAGAGGGAGACGCGCGAGGGGTTGCCGCCATCGGCGCCCAGCTCCTGGAGGTCGGCGGGCTCAAGGCGAAGAAGCTCCAGGTCTCCGGCCCCAACGGTGGGGCCATCCCCGTTGACCTCGACCTCTCCAGCCTGACCGATGAGGAACTCGAAGCGTTCGCCCGCGGCGGTACCCCCGAAGCTGGCGGCGGCCGAGCTTGAGCGGCGCCGACGTCGGCGGGCTCGCTGGTTCGATGACCCGGTCGCGTATGCCCGGGAGCAGCTCGGGGTGGAACCCTGGGCGCGCCAGCGGGAGATCCTCGAAGCGGTGGCCCAGCATCCCCGGGTGGCGGTGCGCTCGGGCCACAAGATCGGCAAGAGCAACAGCGCCGAGATCATCGCCCACTGGTGGAGCGAGACCAGGCCCGACGGCTGGGTAATCCAGACCTCCAGCTCGGGGCGCCAGGTCAAGGCGATCCTCTGGGAAGAATTCGTCAAGCTCTACAACCGGGCCAAGCACAAGCCCGGCCCCGTTCCGGCGGTGGACCCCGGCACCGGATACCGCTCCTCGGCGGGCGCCAGGGTGCAAGGGTTCGCCACGAACGAGCCCGAGCGCATGGCCGGGTTCAGCGGGGCAAACCTGCTCTTCATCCTCGATGAGGCCTCGGGCATCCCGGAGCCCATCTTCGAGGCCATCGAGGGCAACCGGGCGGGCGGCGCTCGGGTGGTGATGTTCTCCAACCCGACGCGCACGTCGGGAACCTTTTACGAGGCCTTCCACAACAAGCGGCAGTTCTGGCACTGCATCCACGTCTCCAGCGAGGAGAGCCCCAACGTCACCGAGGGGCGCGTCGTGGTGCCCGGCCTGGCGATGGCCGATTGGGTGGCCGAGAAGCGCGAGGAGTGGGGCGTCGAGAGCCCGCTCTACCAGGTGCGCGTGCTGGGGAACTTCCCCCAGCAGGGCTCTTCCGCGGTGGTCGCCCTCGGCCTGGTCGAGGCGGCGGTCGAGCGGTGGAAGGATCCGGAGGCTGTCCTCGAAGATGGCCCCCTGGAGCTGGGGGTCGACCCGGCCCGGTTCGGCGACGATGAAAGTGTGATCGCCCCTCGACGGGGCCAGCGCATCCTGGAGCTTCGCGCCTTCACCGGCCTCGACGGCGTGCAGCTCGCCGGGCGGGTGATGGAGGTGATCCGGGAGCTGCGGCGACCCAAAGATCCGCTCCCTCACGTCAAGGTGGACTCCATCGGCATCGGTGCCTCCTGCGCCGACCAGCTCCGGAAGTTCCACCAGAAGGAGCTGGTCCTGGTCGAGGTCAACAGCTCCCAGGCGGCGACGGATGACGACTCGCACCGGCTCCGCGATCAGCTCTGGTTTGGGGTGGCGGACTTCCTGAAGGAGGGCGGCGCCATCCCCCCGGATGACAAGCTCGCCCGGGATCTCCTCGCTCCGGAGTACCGCTTCGACACCCAAGGCCGTCGCCAGGTCGAGGCGAAGGCGGAGACGAAGAAGCGCCTCCTTCGGTCCCCCGACCGGGCCGACGCCGTCGCCCTGGCCATTCACCGGGCAACCGTGACGAAGCTCCCTCGGCCCAAGATCGAATTGCCCAAGCGGCGCATGTGACATGCCTCAACCCGTCCCCTCCATCACCGGCCCCGTCGTTCAGGGGGCGCCGAACGCTCGGCCCCCCACGCGCGCGGCGCGACAGATCCCGGTCCAGACCTCGTGGGTTGGGTGGGATGCCACGATGGTTCGGGATGCCATCGAGGCCCACGAGCTGGGCGTGTTCCATCGCTCGGCGCCGCTGGTCGACTGGATGGGCAGGGATGAGCGGATCTCCTCCACCCTCGGGACGCGAGTGCGAGCTGTCCAAGGCCTGCCGTTCCGGCTGGAGCCCAACCCGGACAGCGAGCGCCCGGACTTCGCCCAGATGCTGGCGAAGGAGGCCTCGAAGCTCTGGAAGGTCATCGCCCCACGGGCCACCCAGGCGGACGTGCGGCGCTCCAACGCGCTGCATGGCTTCACCGTCGGGCAGCTCCTCTGGGACACCACCGGCGGACGGTGGACCCCGCAGGTCGAGCTGTGGGACGCGCGGCACCTGAGCTGGCGGTGGGATCTCGGCTGCTACCAGGCGACCACCCTTGACGGCATCGAGCTGATCCACCCCGGAGATGGGCAGTGGGTCGTCTTCTCGCCGAACGGCCTCTATCGCGGCTGGATGCACGGGAGCATGCGCCGGCTGGCGATCCTCGCCCTGCTGCGCCAGTACGCGCTGAGGGATTGGGGGCGCGCCTCGGAGCTGTACGGCATGGGCGTGCGGCTCGGCTACCTGCCTCCGGATGCCGATCCGGAAGATGAAGAACGCTTCCTCTCCCAGCTCGTCAACCTCGGCGCCGAGTCGGTTCTCCTCCTGGCCAAGGGCGAGGACTCCCAACGTGACTTCGACTTCGACATCAAGGCCCTCTCCGGGGCCTTCACCGGCGAGGTCTTCGAGCGGCTGGGCCAGCGGTGCGACCTCGGGATCACCCTGGAGCTGCTCGGACAGCAGCTCACCACCGAGGCCAACGGCGGAAGCCTCGCCCTGGGCACGGTCCAGGAGAAGGTGCGCCTCGATTACCTCGAAGCGGACGCCGTCGGTGACTCCGAGGATTGGGGCTCCCAGGTGCTCTACCCCTGGGCGGTCTACAACTTCGGCGCCGAGCCCTCGGACGTGCCGATCCCCGTGTGGGACACGGAACCCCCGGAGAACAAGGACGCGGCCTCGAAGGTGCTCGTTCAGGTGGGCCAGGCCCTCACGGCCCTTGCAGCTCTCCCCGAGGTCGGCCCGGCGGTCGACCTGCTGGCGCTGTGCGAGCGCTTCGATCTGCCGCTCAAGCCCGGCGCTAAGCCCCAGCTCACGCCCCCGGCGCCTCCGGCCCCCCCTGCCTCGCCCTTCGGACTGGCGGCCCTGGCGGCGGCCTCCGGGCGGCCCACGGTCGACCAGCTCGGGGACGATGCGCGCGACGATGGCATCGAGGCCATCCGGCCGGCGGTGGCGGCGCTCCTCGATGCGGTGCGCTCGGCGGACTCCCTCGAAGGGGCCCGCAAGGCCCTCGCGGCCGTCGCCCAGGACCTCGACCCCGAGGCCTTCGCGGGCGTGGTCGAGCAAGCCCTCCTGCTGGCGAGCCTGCACGGGCGGCATGCCATCATCGAGGCCGACGGTGCCTGATCGTGTCCCCAGCGCTCCGGCAGAGGCCCTCGCCTGGCTGCGCTCGCGGGTGCCGATGACGGAAGCAGCCTGGAAGATGCTCTCCGATGCGGCTCGACAGCGGGCCTTCATGGTCGCGGGCCTGGCCCAGCAAGCGCTGGTGTCGCAGGTTCAGGCGGCCCTCGAAGCGGCCCTCCGGGATGGGTCGACCCTCGAAGACTTCGCCACCCAGCTCGGCGCCTCGATGGAGGCCTCCTGGTTGGGCACCGGCGCCAGGGTCGAGACCATCTTCCGGACCAACATCATGTCGGCCTACAACGCGGGCCGATTCGCCCAGGCGAACGATCCGGACACGCGCGCGACCAGGCCTTACTGGCGGTTCGTCGCCACCCTCGACAGTCGCACGGCGCCTCAGTGTCGAGCGGCGCATGGGGTGATTCTCTCGGCTGACCACCCCTGGTGGCAGTCGCATTACCCGCCGATGCACCACCGTTGCCGCTGCTTCGTGCAGACCCTCACGCCACGGCAAGCGGAGCGCCTCGGTGGGGTCAGCTCCCCCAGCTCGCTTCCTGCCGCTGACGGCTTTGGCGCACCGCCCACCCTCTGAGCTATGGCCGACATCGCACGCGAATTTCGCCTCTTCACCTTCGGAGAGAACGCGACCGAGAAAGGTGTGTTCTCGCTCTCGAAGGCTGACGCCGTCGCCGTTGTTGCGGCCTGGAAGGCGAGGGGAACCGACCTCTCTCTCGATTACGAGCATGACGTCACCCGGGAGGGGTTCGGCCCTCGACCGGCGGCGGGCTGGTGCGGTCTGGAGGTCCGGAAGGATGGCCTTTGGGCGGTCGATGTCCGTTGGACCGCGACAGCTCAGAAGCTCATCGAGGCGAAGGAATACAGGTACTTCAGCCCATTCTTCGAGCACACGAACGAGGGGCGAATCCTCAACGTGATCAACATCGCGCTGACGAACATTCCAGCGACGCACGGGATCTCCCCGCTGGTCGCTGCGTCAGCGCTGGCCCGTCGCCGTGGTGTGCGCGGGCCCTCTCAGCAGATCCCACGGGGCAAGGCCCCACAGCGAGGCCGCAAGAGCCTCTCCAGGAGTGTCATGGACGAAGAAGAGAAGAAGGCGATGAAGGCGGCTCTCGCTGAGATGCAAGAGCAGTGCAAGGCGATGGCCGCCAAGCTCGCCGAAGACGACGGGGAAGAGGGGGACAAGACCGCGGCCTCCGAGGGCGAAGGCGAGGGCGATCCCGAGGAGAACGCGAAGGCTGCCGCGGCGGCCCTCTGCGCCCTCACCGGCGAGCGCAACCCGGTCGCGGCCCTGGCCAAGCTGGTGAAGGGCCAGGGCCAGGTCGAGACCCAGACCCACGCGCACCGCGTCGAGCTGGCGATCCGCGAGGGGGCGCTCCCCCCGGCGCTGAAGGAGACCGCGTTGGGCTGGAACGAGGCCCAGCTCGCCGCCTTCCTCAAGACCTCCCCGAAGGTGAAGACCTCGACGGGCGGGGGCTCCAAGCCTCCGGCGAACGGCGGCCCCAACGCGGCCACCCTCAGCGCGGCGGACAAGAACGTCGCCAAGCGCCTCGGGATCACCCCCGAGAAGATGCTGGAGGCGAAAGCCAAGCAGGGGCCGATGGGCTCCGGGAAGGGGGCGTTAGATGGCTCTCTCAGCAGGCAAAAAGACCCCCCAGCTCAACGGGACGCAGGTCATCCCGATGATCTTCGACCTGCCGGTCAAGGCAGACGCGGTCATCTACTCGGGCGGCGTCGTCTGTACGGACTCCAGCGGGTACGCGATCCCCGGAGACGAGGCCCTCGGGCTCATCGTCAAGGGCGTGGCCCAGCAGTCCGTCGACAACACCGGCGGGGCCAACGGGGCGAAGACCGTGCGCGTGTTCGCTGGCGTGTTCCAGCTCAAGAACAGCTCGGCGGGCGAGGCCCTGGCGATCACCGAGGTCGGCAAGAACTGCTACCTGGTGGACGACGAGCAGGTCAGCAAGACCGACAACAGCGGCGCCCGCTCCATCGCGGGTCTCGTCGTGTCCGTCGACTCCGGCGGCGTCTGGGTGCTGCTTGGGGGCACGGCCCCGGCTCAGACGGCGCTCCAGGCCGGGACGGCCACCCTCGCCTCGGGGACCGTCACCGTCTCCGGCGCCAAGCTCACCTCGGGCTCCAAGATCATTGCCACCCGCAACACCAAGGCGGGCTCGGCTATCGGGACCGACCTCGAAGTCCCCAGCGCCTCGCGCGATGCGGGGGCGGGGACGTTCGTCATCAACTCGGTCAAGGCGGACAAGTCCGTCGAGACCAACGACACCTCCACCGTCGACTGGCTCGTGATCGGCTGAGGGGAAGGAACAGACAACATGGAGATCATTCCCGAGAACATCGAGGCCATGTTCTATGGCTTCTCGACGGCCTGGCAGGCGGGCTTCGATGAAGCCAAGCCCTGGGCCTCGCAGATCAGCACCGAGATGCCGTCGAGCGGCGAGCTGGAGGTCTACGGCTTCCGGTCGCAGATGCCGCGCATGCGGAAGTGGCTCGGCGAGCGCCAGGTGCAACGGCTGGCGGCCCACGGCTACCAGATCCGAAACGAGGACTACGAGGCCACCGTGGCCATCCCTCGGAACAAGATCGAGGACGACACCTATGGGGTGTTCACCCTCGACATCCGGGGGGCGGGCTCGATGGCGGCCAAGTGGCCCGACGACATGCTGGTCGAGCTGCTCCAGAACGCAGAGGCGCTCAACTGCTACGACGGGCAATACTTCTTCGACACGGACCATCCGGTCGACCCGTACGACTCCGCGAAGGGCACCTTCTCCAACCTGAAGACCTCGCGGGCGCTGAACGCGACCAACTACGCGCTGACCCGGCGCGAGATGCGCCTCTTCAAGAACGACAACGGGCGGTACGCGAACGTCTCGCCGAACCTCCTGGTGGTGCCTCCCCAGCTCGAAGATGTGGCGAAGACGATCCTGACCACCGACATGATCGCCAACGCCACGCTGGAAGGTGCGACCCAGGTCGGCGCGGTCAACAACATCTACAAGAACACGGCGGAGATCCTCGTCATCGAGGAGCTGGGGGACTACCCGGCGGACTGGTACCTGCTGTGCACCAACCGGGCGATCAAGCCGTTCGTTCACCAGGTCCGGAAGGCCGTGAACTTCCAGGCCTACTTCTCGCCCTCGGACCCCAACCTCTTCTTCCACAAGGAGTTCCTCTTCGGAGCGGACTCCCGCGGCGCGGCCGGGGTCACCCTCCCGATCCTCGCCGTGAAGTGCAAGGGCTGAGGCTGGCCGTGAAGGTCGAGGTTCGCACAACGCACGGGGTTACCCGGCTGCGCGCTGGGCTGGGCTTCTCGCCCTCGTGGTCTACCCACGAGGTCACGGAAGAGCAGCTCGCCGCGCTCCGGGCCGACAAGGTGCTCGAGATCCGCACCCCCCAGGCCCAGGTCGAGGCGCAAGCCGCTCGCACCGAGGAAGCCGAGGGGGAGGCCTCCGGGCTTCGCGCCCAGCTCGACGCTGCCCTCCAGGAGCTGGCCCAGGCCCAGGCCCGGATCGCCGAGCTGGAGGGCGAGGTCGAGCACTTCCGCAAGGCCCACGAAGAGACCCTCCAGGAGCTGGAGACCCTGACGGCTCCCCCAGCC